ATGAAAAAAGCCATATCTGGTTTGTCATGTGCTGTTACTGTGGATAGCCGCGTAGATAAAGCTGGCCGCAGTAAAATTATTTTAAGGATTAGGGAAAACAGGGTTAAACGTGATCTTTCCACCCGTATATGGTGGCCGAGGGAGTTGTTTGATTTGAAAAACCAGCTATTAATACCCAGGTATCCGGATGACCCGGACGTTATACCGTTCAACCTTCGCCTTAATGAATACAAGGCGGTAGCACACCGGCTGCAACTGAGTGGGTATTTAAAAAAGGATGATGTTACTATCGATGACCTGGTAAAAGAATTTAAAGACGTTGGCAAAGGCAACGACTTTTTTACGTTTATGGAAAGTGCCGCAAGGGAGCTATATAACGATGATATTATAGTTGCCGGCACGTACAACCGGCATAAAAGCACCTTACACACGCTGCAGCTTTATTATCGGAGCACATCTTTACCTATTAACAAGTTTAACCTGGAGCTTATACAACGGTTTGATGCATGGTGCAAGCGAGTTCATAAACGCAGCCATAATACAGTCTGCGGTTACCATAAGGATCTTAAAAAATATTTGGGCATTGCACTACGCAAATGCATTATCGGCAAAAACCCTTATGAAGATTTTTCATTCGCGTATGTTGATGGTGACAGGGAGGCCTTAACGAGGGAAGAGGTGAACCGGTTGTTTGAACTATACCATAAACCACAGTTAAAGGAAAATGAGAAGCAGGTGCTAAGGCGCTTTTTATTCAGCTGCGTCACTGGGCTGAGAGTTTCAGATACATCTTTGGTGGATAGCACAATGATCATTGACGGGGTATTGACCTTTATTCCGTTCAAGGGTAGGGTTAAGGGCAGAAAACTAAAAATCCCATTGCCGAAAATAGCGATGAGGCTTATTGAGGGAAGAAGGGGCCGTTTATTTACAGATTTCAGCCATCCGTACATCAACGAAACGTTAAAGATAATTGCGGCGCGGGCTGATATTTACAAGCGGCTAACAACTCATTGCGCCCGGGATACTTTTGGAACGTTGTTTATTGAAATGAAGGGCGATGTTAAATCATTAAGCGAGATCATGGGGCATAGCAGTACAAAAACCACTATGATTTATGTGAAAATGACTGATAAAAGGAAAGCAGATCTGATGGGCAACTTTGACCTTATGTTTGGAGAGCATTAAAAAACCCGCCAAGTAGCGGGTTTTTCTATTATCATCCCCATATTATAATTTCGCCTTCGCTTGAGTAATTAAGTCTATCAATGAAGGCAAATCTTCGAGGTCAAGATAAAATATTGAGCTTCCGTACTTTTCCATATCTAAATATAGATCCCACTTTTTCTTTTTGGTTTCATTGAAAGCGCCGCTACTAAAACCGCCTCTCGAATAGTAATTATATTCGACGGATAGCTCAGGAGACGGTGTGTTCAAAACCTTATTTTGTAAATAGTTTAAAACCTTTAAGTAAGCTTCAATCTCATCAATATCTAAAAACGCTACTTTCTCATCCGTACTATATGTAGTGGCTTTATAGCCGCTTAAACGAAGTCCGCTGAGATCTTTCTCACTATTTATATTAATCAATTTGACCACCTGAACGGTGATGCCTTTAACTTTTCCAATAGGATAAATTTCTTTTTTTGAAAACGATCCAGCCGACCCCAAGAAAGCCTCAAAATTGCTTTGTGGCTTTGGCTCTGCTGGCTTAATCTGGCCAAAAGCTTGCGCTGATAAAAAAATGATTAGAATTAAAAGAGAATTTTTTTTCATGTGATTTTTAGTTTAGGCTTCTAATCTATCAAAATTATGCTTTCGTGTCGTTATTAATTTGGTTGATATTCTCATTTTCTCTCAAAAATTGGCGCATAGGGAATTCCCAGGGCTTTTCTCTAAAAGCTTTAAATTCTTGTAAAATTTCATCTAACTTTTCATGGCTCATATCAGTATTTGTTGCCCGAGCAGTACTGGAACTAACCCCACTACCAGGCGCACCAGTCGAACTTGATGCGACAACCCCACCACTGCTCAACATACTATTAGCTGGCCGGGTCGCATAAGTTGAGTTCACGGATACAGGCGCACCGTTTCGGTATTGGCTATTGTAAAGCAACTCGTTAACCAACATCGCGTTGTTTTTGTAGGTGTCTTTACTCAAGATCATAATTGGCTCACCACCCTCCATTTCGGCAATAGGCTGCCCTGTTTTATTATTTACCAGGTTAATGCCACCATCGGCATGTGATGGGCCTCGAGGGACGAACGCGCCACCTTTAGCAAATTTTGGTGTAGGCTGGGCTGCTATTATGGCTATTTGTGCGGCGGCGGCAATACCGGCTGCTACAGACAAAAATACATTCGGCAAAGCTTTTACGACTGCTAAAGCACCATTAATAACTGCTTGCTCTAAAGCGGCTGTTTTATCTGCTTCCCATGCTTTACGCTTTATTTCCGCTTCCTCTTTTGCATATTTATCATTTATAGTTTTCTTCTGGCTCTCAGTTAAATCCTTATTGCTTAATTCGACTTCTTTTTGATCTTCAAGCTTTTTAATTTCAGCATCCGATTGCGCTTGCCGATTACGCTGAGTTATAGTAAAAACGGCGTTTGATATGTCCTGAGCAGCCTGCAAGGCAGCTTCTTTACGCTTATCCGATTTTTTCTTTTCTTCATCTTCATTTGATTTATCGATCTCGTTTTTTCGATTGCGATTTATAGCATCAATCGTGTCCTGAAATTCTTGAGTAGCCTGCAATTCCAAGGTAAATTTATCCTTTAAAGCAGCTATTTGATCATCGTATTTTTTATTGATTCTTGCCAATTCGGTATCGTCAACACTTGCTGAGGCAACAAGTCCATCTGCGACAATCTTTCTCTTTTCCTCCTGGAAGCGATCTTCCTCCCGTAGCTTTGCATCAATAAGCGAGGCCGCTCTACCTTTTTCTATAACAGCAATCAGTTCCTGATTTGCACCGGCATCTCTAACTAATCCATCATAAAACGTGTTTATATTGGCTTGTTCCTTTTCCAGCTCTGTTTGAAGCTTGGCTGTAAGCCCCTGGTTAAACTTAAGAATGGCGTCTACTGTGTCTTTTTCCTGTTTAACCTTTAACTCATTTACAGCGGCTTTTTTTTCTGCGGCCAAATCATCCATACGTGCAATAATGATGTCATGCTCCGCCTGGGTAATGCGCTTTTTGGTCAACCCTTCTTTTTGTTTTTCGATTTCCTTATCAAACTTATCAGCAAGCGCCTGCACTTCTTTGTCGTTCTTGGATAAAGTATTTAACATCTGGCTGGCCTCAAACTGTTCATACTCTTTGGCCAAGGCCTCCAATCCTTTTATAGTTGAATCACGTTCAGCCTCTGCTTTTTTTCGAGCAGCATCCTGTTCTGCGGACGACGGGCCACTGGTAGGCTTGTCAATAATGCCTAAAAGGTCTTTCTTTTTAGCGGCAAGTTCCTTTAATCGGATTTCATCTTTGGCTTTAGCTTCTTCGCTTTCGGCTTGCATGCGTTTACGGATGGCCTTTTCTTCAAAATCGATCGATTTTAATTGTTCATCCCTAACCTTTTGCTGCATAATGGCATTAGCCCCCATCAAATCAGCCTCTTCCTTAAAAGAATCGCTAATTCTCTTTCTACCGTTGAGTATAAGGTCGACATCTTTCAAAGCCTTTGATTCTGCATAAGTACCAGAACTTGCGCCGCCGGTGCCTTGCCCTGTTGAAAAACCCGCAATCTGCCTTTGTTTGGCAGATTCCTGAAGAGCTATATTTTTAATCTGTTCATCATTAAGCTTAGCTAATTCGGTCATTGAAAGCCCGGATGCTTTTGCCACACGTTCGCGAGCTTCCGCTTCATCCTTTATAGCAGCGTTGCGTTTTTCCTGAATGCCTTTTATTTTTTCCTCATTTACGGCAATAAAAATTCGATCACGATATTGCTGGTTTACCTGTTCAAGTTTTTGTATTAAAAAATCGTTGGTAGCGGCTTCCTTACTGATGTTGCCAATAAAATCAGGGTACTTAGTTTGCAATTCATCTATTAACCTATTTCTTACCGCCTGGTTAGTATTGGTAATGGCTAACGCCCCTACCAAACTATTCAACTCAGATTGTTCCTGCTGTAATTTTTCAGGCAAGGTTGTACTTGTTGCTTTTTCTACAAAACCCAAAAACGGGTCAAGAACAGCGGCCTTTAAAGCTTTACCCTTAACTATCCACTGCCCTAAGCTTTCCTGAATATTGCCAATTCTCGTTTCATACCGCTGAACTATACCTACGTCGGTATCGCTTATAGCTTTCGCCCGACCTCCAAATTCTTTATTTAATTCCTTTAGCAGGATGGCCTGTGCGCCCATCATGTCATTACTTTTAACAAGCGTTTTTATCTGTTCCTTTTGCTGGTCATCCAAAGCAACACCTGCTTTTTTCCATGCAGTTGTTCCGGCAATAGGATCGTTTAGCCCTTTGCCAACAAGTATAGCTGTTCTTTGGATGCCTTCCATTGTCACCCTGCCACCATTTAGCGCTGCGGTCATATCAACAATGGCTGGTAGAGCATCTTCATATATTTTGCCTCTGACATTCGTAAACGTCAAAAGCATATCCTCACCCTTAGCAATTACATCATCATCAACGCCTGTTTGATTCATTAATGCTTCCTGGTATTTGTTAAGTTTTTCGATAGTTTCACCGGCTACACCTCCCGTTGAACGTATTACCGCTTGCAGCTGTGTTTGCGTGCGTTGTGCTTCGTCATAGCCCTGCTCGGCACCAGAAAACAAATCTTTTACTGCACCAATTGCAGCACTTACACCTTTGTATACCAATGTAGCTGCGGTGACGTTGCCCGCCATTTCAGCAAATCCATCTTTGAACGAGTCAAAAAAACTCTTTTGTGTATCTGCAGTATTGAATATGGCGGCGCGATGTTCTTTTTGAGCGGCCGTTAGCCTTGCTAATTCTTTTACGCGCTCCCTGTAAAGCTTAGGATCATCCGCCTCATTCATTTTGGAAAGTGCCGCCCTGGTCGCGTTTACGGCCGAGGTTACGTCTCTGAGTGAGGTTTTGGTTTGTTCACCGTTCAGGATGAGGGTAACGGTGCTTTGTGTGTCTAATTTGCCCATGCTCAAATTAGCACCGGGCAAGGGGTTTAATAAAGGACAGTTAAGCGGCCAGCTTAACCTCAACTGTTAGTGCAGCGCTGATCTGTATTGGGATCTCTTTGTTAAACATTTTTGCATATAATTCTTTGAATGACTGCACTTCGCGGTAATAAGTCTTTGAAAACCATTTTACAGGTTTACGGCGATACTTTTTTAAAGTGCCATTATCATTCCGAGCTGCAGAGAACGCTCCTGAGCCGGCGCCGCCAATTGGAACGCCCCGGCCTACACCCATGTCCCAAAATCGGCCATATTGCAAAAATTTCAATACTACTTTATCAATATTTCCACCATTGCGCGAGAGCTCATTTCTAATCGACTTCATTAATTCCCGGGTGGCGGCAGCGCTCATGTGTTCCTCAATATACTCCTGCAGGTGCAATACCGTATACTTAGCCCATTCTGTCGCCAGCTTGTCTGTATCCAGATTTAATTGAACGGCTTTGAAACTATCAGTGGCCATAGGATTTAAATAACAGTATAAAGCGTGCTTGCATCAATAAAGTATTCCCAAACGAGTGGCGTGCCGCCCTGGTTGGTAAACTGCTGCGCATTGGCTAACAGCATGCTTTCGCTGCCGGCACTGGTGCAGTTTACATTGAGGTAGCTAAATGTTGCCGGTGTTCCGGCCGGGTTGGAAAACGCGATCTTAAGGCGAATATTCAGGCTAACTACATCTTTTGGAATGGTGCCGGCAGCATCAGAATAGAACCTGGCCACTACATCCATATTGATTGTTTGATAACGCGGTGGCGGATATGGATGATCAACGTTTTTGAAATTTTGGGTAACCAGTTTAACGTAAACCAAGCCGTTATCCGGTGGTGGTATAGGCGGATCAACCGGCACGCCTTCAATCGGCAGGATCTGCTGTGTGTTGTTAGGCTGTATATCCGGATACAATGTTATCAGGGCCATAATCACGGGACCCTTTCCCAGGTCGGCGCTGGCCACATCATACATACATTCAACAGTGGCCTCGTTAAGGTCTTTTACCAGTATCCGCGAATCAGGCGTTAGATCACGCAGGTCCTGATGGTTAAGCTTAAAACCCTGCTGAAACGGCCTGGAGTTTTTAAGATAGGTATAATACTCCTGCATGCCGGAGTAAGCAGCACCGTTAAAGTTAAGCGCCAGTGTAAACGGTGTGAGTTGGTTATCGGAGAAATCCAAGTTGTCCGACGAGCCGTATGGATATAAGTCTGCCGCAGAGTCCTGAACCATCCCGTGATAATATAAAAACCGCAATTTAAAGTTGTGCCGGTCAGATTCCTTAAAATCAGAGATCTGATCAAGCGGCGTTGTTGGGCATACCGGCATTTTTATATTAGGAATACGCCAGTTACGAAATGTAGCATGTGCCGGCGATGTTTCCTTTATCATCATAGTGGCCACGCCGTTTAATGTGATGGGTTCAACGGTACTGTTATCGGCTGCAACACCAATATTTAATACCGGCATGGTATCTTTCGATATATTCTCGAATGCCTTGTCGCTATCCTCAAACGCCTGGGTAATGGTATAAGCGCTTGGAGAGGTACCTGTCTCGCGGTAACTTTTGGCCAGTTGTTTTGTGCGCAGATCTACCACCTTGCCCTTTACCCGCATATTTTTTAAGCTGGAAACTGTGCAAAGCATATCGGTTTGATTAAACGCGATGAGCAAGCCAAATTGAGTGCGCAGTTCTTTTAAAAAATCCGACACCACAATATCCGGCATAAAATAAACATAATCGGCAATGCTGTATTTGAGAACCGAAATATTGCTAAAGATGCATACCCTGTTGGCAATTTCACTTTCCAGCCATTCACCCTGGGGAGTATATCCAAAATACTTAAGGATCCTTTTCACTACGTAGGCCACTGTAAAAAATGGCGTATGGGTTTCACTGTCAGCCGGACCAACATCAACAACGAACTGGCCAAGCAGGGTCGATAAATTAATCTTCCAGGCATTAATATAAGGGTTAACGGGAAAAGCAATATCCGGATAGGCGCCTTGATCTGCCACAGGGATGTCTTTATAGGCGAGCTCATTTTTATACGGGAAAAAGTACATAGGCACAGTACCAGGTATAGCAACCGTGGTGCTCATCATATAATTCCGAAACTCAACGGCATTAGGGAAGTTAAGCTGATCATCAATATTTGGATCGGCGAGCTCATGCAACTTTTTAGTTTTTAGCTGAGGGGCGATAATACTGCTGTTTAGCTTTAGCTCATAAACAATGTCAACGTTCTCGATCCGGAATGTCATTACAGCCTCTTTAAATGGCATATCTTTAAGCCACATCATTACCTGTACGGTACGCAATGCGTTGTCAGTATTTATGTAATGCGAATTTCTGATCAGCCGGCGATTGGGCAAAAGCGGAAGCTTTCCTGAGAAACTTTTGTCTCCCAGGAAATCGCCCTGCCTATTAAAAAAGCTGGACTGAAAGTCCATTGGTAATGAACTTTCGCCCATTACAAAGAATTCGCCGGTTTCTAAGATCGAAATTCGAAACATAATTACTTTTTACGCTTTATAACCTTCAAACTATCCGCTACAAACTTTTCCCTATCATTTAATAATTGCCTGTTCACCTGTTGCTCAATAAGTGAATGAATGGCCGCAAAACTCTTTTCTACCTCGTCCAATTTATTAAATGGCATCTGTGTAGTTTTCAGGTAAGGAAGCAGGCCCGCTTTCGAGGTAATTAAAACTGACGCAATTTGATCGTAGGTTAGCCCTATAAGGTAAACCGTTTTTGGGTCGGGAGCGTAAGGCTTTGCTTTTGCGGTATCCTTTTTCACCGTTGCGGCGGTTGATTGCTTTAAACTGTCTTTTTTTGTCTGAGCGAATGATACGAATGTGAACGCCAGAAGGGCGATGATTAAGATTGATTTTTTCATGATTGTTATTTGTCTATTGATTTATAGTGCTGTAGATATTAATGCGCCTGAATTATTTATTGTTATTCTCCAACGCGCACTATTTGGAGACTTTAATATTAAGCCTTTAGTTGGGTCTGTTATTTCAAAATCAAATGCGGTATTAATTTGTCCACTTCCGAGTATTGACATTCTTGTAACGTTTGCTGTTTTAAAAGTCATACCTGCCGCTGCATCTCCCGTGTTAGTTGTAATAGTTATACCGCCTGCCGTTGCACCGCCGAATGTATCTGATAAAAGTCTTGCACCTACGATGTCACCTGATACAGTGGCTATACCCGTAACAGTTATACCTGAATTAGCCCGAAGATTTTTTACAATGGTCATCACCTGTGTGTTAAAATCTACTAAGTAAACATTACCCACCCCGCTGGCACCAAAATTTAAAACATCACCAACAGAGGCCGTTGTCCACTGGTGGGCACCGTTAGTTCGGTCCTCTAAAGCAAAATTACCAGCACTTCCCCCCGCTTTTATGACACTACCAGTCACGTTGCCTGAAAAGATAGCCGCCTTAGTACTTCTATTAATCGAAAATGGAATAGTACCGTCAATAGTTAAGTTCCAATTGGAATCCGTTGCGTCAGTTCCCATGAACCAGCCCTCAACTCCATTTCTTAAAGCTACAACCCCTAATCTCCGGTCTGCATTTAAGGAAGCTACTTTTAACATTGCAGCAACAATATCTCCTGGAGCAGCATTACCATAAGCAGAAGTTAAAAATTGAGCCCCACCTACAACACCTGTAAAATTTGCTGTTGTACCATTTAAGTTCCCGGTTAAATTGGCACCTGGCATAACAGGGCTTTGAGGGAATGTTACTACTTGTGTAGCGTAATTAGCAGTCCAAAAGTCGTTATAGGTACCGCTATTACTGACACCAAAATGGAAACCATCATCGCCATACATGGTGTATTGAAAGCCGTTAGACCTATCCTCTACATTAATTGCTGATCCTGTCCCTGATGCTAAGATGGTATTCCCCCGTAAGAGACCCTGGGTTCTGATTTCTTGTACTACAGAAATTCTTGCATTCTGTACATAAACAACTTGGTTAGCATCCACAATTGCCCAATTCCTTACCGCCGCTGCTGTAGGAAATTGATTTGCTGATGCACTTACCGTTATTGTATTTATTTTGTTTGCTGTGTTTTCGGGAACATATCCGAAATTACCCTTAACAATAGCCCAATTGCCTGATGTTTGTCCGGGATTGTCGGATAAGGCCCTTAGCCAGTCGCCAATTCCAACGGCCACGCCGCTGAGAGTGCCCGCGCCATTTATGGCCCAAAGATTACCTTTTAAAATTGACCCGGAGGCTCCTGAACCGCCGGTTGTTGGATAAACATCGCCTGAGGCGTTATAACTCCCTCTATCGCTAAGTAACCCCACTACAAGACCATCGGCATACGTTTTTACGGCTCGTTGCGTTGGGTACAACGTTGTGCTTGTCCCCAATGCTGAGTTATCACTTTTATTAGATAAATGCTCAACTGATATGTCATTAGCTTTTAACGCCGCTATGCTATCTATATAAGCCTTATCATTGCCTACTTTTTCAATCAAGCCGGTTAAGGGGTTATATATATATAGCCCACGAGCCGCACCTGTTTTGATCCACAAACCCTTTGCTTTTATACTGTCGGGCACATATGCCGGCATGTGAAAAACGTCGGCATTCGGTAGGGCAAAAAAGAATTTTGCCTGTGCAGCGCGGTCACTAAGTACCTGGTTCTGCCGAGAGCGCTCGTAAGGTGGCAATTGTTGTGCTGATCCGTAAAGGCTGGCCAGCATTAGAATAAATAAAATGTACTTTTTCATGTTTATAAAGAATCAGGGTTTAATACAAAAGGGAAGATGATAAGCTGATCACCTGGCTCAAGGCGCCAACCCGGAATAATTATGTCAAAGTAGCCGCCGGCATAGTTGTAAGCTACATCAGATGTACGCAGGAAGCCTTCAGGCCCTAACTGCGTTGCTTTTATGCGATAATTAGTTCTGTTAGTCAGCCAATAAGGGGCAGAAACACGTTGTTTATCACCGACAATAGATAAGTGTGTATCACCAAACTCAAAGATGATAGTCCCGTTTACAAGCTCAATAGGATCTTCAGGTATAGGATCTACAACAGGCACAGCGCTGCCGGCCTCAATTAATAGTTCTGGTATTGTAGGATCTACCTGGTTAGGCTCTTCCGTATAGACCTCCTCGGTATATTTGGGGTAATATTCAAAAGAGCCAGCGTAGACATTGATGCCATCGGGGGCATCTTTGGCGTTTTTGGTTGAAATGCCAATGGGAATAAGCTTTCCCTGATCATACAAATAGATGCTGTTTGATGCGAAGAAATCACGGAGCAGCTCAAGGTTGCGTTTGTTTGCCCGGCCATACCCATAATTAACGGTGTATTTATCCTGGAAAAAAATGTTCGTCTCAAGGGAATCGCCGGTAAGTGCTGCGGTTCTCTTATCAACGGCCAGTTGAGCATCATCCTTTGATCTGTCAAATTCAGACTGTCCCTTACCGGTAGTGAAAATGGTTTGGTAGGCTCCCAGTGAGTTCTCGTATACAAAGCATCTTGGCCACTCTTCATAGTTATAATCGATAACAAACGCATATTCCGCGCTGAGGTAACCAGCTGCGCCTTTAAGCCTGGCGGTATAATATATTGGCGTTTTGCCAATAGCTTGCCGGCCTGCGATACCCAATTGGGTGTATCCGCATTGAAATTGGTACTTCTGTCCGGGTTCAACAGCAAAGCTGCCGGAAGTTGTAAATGTGGCTGATGTTGCATCGGTATTATAAATTACGATCTCGAGTTGCACCTGCAGTATTTCGTCAGTAAGATTTAACCAGGTTAACCAATCGGGCTGCTCTTTCCGGATGAGTTTATTTTTGCTGCCCTGGCGTAAAAATCTCCAGGTGCTACGGTCGGCCGGGTTTATCTGCAGCTCCGAATAGATATCACGTACTAATGAGGCCTGCATGCCGAGGCCGCCTTTGTTTATTATAAAAGTATCTGACTGGTAAACCCTCTTAACGGACGGTTGTACACCGTAAAATTGTGCATACTTAAAATACCACGGCCTTATGCTGGCCATACAGCGTTTAACCAGGGCAGTCAATGACGGGGTATCAAAATCCAGGTAAAAAAATGAGTGCAGCGCCTCATGGATGTCCACACTGGTCAGCCCGGCGGTAGGCACATCGAGCGGAATATTTGCTGTAAATGCCAGCTCATATCCGGTACCGGCTGCATTTGCAATCCATAACTGCAGGTGATGACGGAAGTTAGCCTTAGGTGTGTCCCCGGCACCGTGCGTGATCACACCAACCCGGTCAACGACCGAAAAATCAAAATTTTCGCTTTTTGTTTTGGCTGTAAAAATTAAGCGAGGATTGGCTGCACTGTTGTCGGCGGTTATAATAAAATCTTTATCAAGAAAAAAATTACTTTGAAAGGATGGAAGGATAGATTGTACATAAGGCCAATCGCCGGCGCCTGCAGGAAACTGCAGGCCGCTATCATCCGGAGCAGCTTTAGCAGCCATAGTAGCCGCGCCAACCACCCATTGCAAGTTTTTAACTTCATCGATAACTACTGGCCCCACAAACTCTAAATAGTTTTTTGAGGTGGCCGGCACAACAGCGACAAAGTCATCCGACTGGAGCTTTATCCAAAGCGGATTTTTACTGAATGCTATTTTAGGAAGCGCGTTAAGAATGATTGGCGGCATGACACGAAAGTGCCACGCCGGAGATGTCTATTAAAGGACAGGTAGATTACTAAGCTATGAGCGACTTTTAGCCGGTGTTTTTAAACTAAATCCAACCGAGACGCCATAATACTCAAGACAGATCGGCCCGATCTGATCGATGGTGATATCTTCATTTTTGAACCATACCCTTTTTGATGCATCACCAGGTGCAACGGTAATGATCATTCCTTCGCCAAGATCTTCGAGCATAGATAACAGCAGATCCTCTGCAATACTTTCGCAATGCTCCTGGGCATCTTCAATAGATTGCTCATCACCATTATCTACCTTTTCTAAGATGTTAAACCGGCCCTGCAGGAATTTAAAGTTATTGCGGCTGTTACCGTCGCTTAGTTTGGTAGAATATGGCTCCAGCAACATGGCCGGTGTCTTGGCACTATTTCTAATGGCCTGGTCAAAAGCATCCGGGTTGTATTTGTCCCGGACAAAAAAGTATGCCTCTTCCTCATCGGTATGGGCTATTTGCTCGTTACTTATGGCCAGGCCTTTGAAATAATGCTTATAATATTTTAACATGGCTTAGTGGTTATTTTGCTCCAATTCCTTCATCTCTTTTATCCGGGTAGCAAGCCGACTTAAAAAATCATGCAGGAATGTGTTTTTAGTGCTTTCGTGCGGACCGAAAATATCATTAGATCCCGATTCAATGATCTTTGGCCACGGTGTAAGAATTTTATCTGACTGGCCAGCCGTTTTTTTACCTTCAAAAATATCTTTAAAGCGTTTATGCAAGTAATGCCGGCATCCCTCATAATTTAAGTAAATGGCCGTTTTTAAAGCTAAAGGCAGCTTCTTAAACCGCTTTGCACGCCTTACATAGCCATGCGTGGTAAGCTTTACCCTGATATCCTGATCGATATTCCAATAGCGCTGAGGCCTGTACAAAATAGCGGCTAAGGTGTCCAGGTATTCCGGATTCTTGGTGTTGTTAAACTGCTCATAGCAGTACTCCAGCTTGTCAAACTCGCCAACCGTAATATTAGCTAACCGGCTTTTAGGCCCGTAATACTTGAACCATCCGCACCATATTGAGGGAATTAGCCAGTTATTCAGCTGATTTTTCTTAAAAAAAAAGTGAACTGTTTCTGCTATGGCGTTTGCATCAGGTTTGGATATACACTTATAAAGCCGCACCGGTATACCGTACAAAATAGCGGCGAACACGATCATTGCATTTGCAAAAGTCAACCCTGAGCATAGTGCAGCGCCCCAGGCCATCAAATGTTGCCTGTTGACCTCGTTCCAGTCAGACGGCGCCGTATGCAGCTGGTCATACTGCACACGGCCGGCTTTGTCATGGATAGTTACCTGTAGCTTATTCATTTTTATGCTGCCGGCTTATACTCTGTTTGATAATACCATTCAGAAACATAAGCGCCATCGCTCCATGTCAGTTTTCCATCGGCAAGAACTTTTGCAACTAAGATTGATATGCTATGCAAAAATGCCGGCAAGGTTTCAGATTCTATACTTTTCAGCTTTTGTATGCCAGCATAAACTACAGCATCACCGCTAACCCCATCTTTCCACGGAATTTCAGCAAGCTTAAGGTTGATGATTATTTTCGGCAACTCAGTACGAAGTAAGTCTTTTAGCTTATCATCAATGTCACCGGGTATAATGGTTGTGATTACATCGGCGATTGGCGAATCAACAAAATTTTTAATGTTTTCGGTAATTACCACGCCTATATGAATAGCCGTTTTTACATCTGCAGGTAGTTTTGCAAATAAGGATTTTATTCCAGTCCAAAGTTTTGCTAAAAATGATTTTAAGCTCATGGTTTTTTGATTTTAATGCGTACGCGAATAGTATCGTATAGTTTGATAACCTGAATTACTAATGCCACAAAGGCAATAGCACATGATGCATAGGCACCTAAATTTGAGGCGATCTTTAAATAATTATCATCCGTTATGAAGTTTTGAAGTTTCAAAATAATACCAGAGATAACGCCGGAGATCATCCCGATCTGTGGCTTTTGGTGCAAATAGTTATACATATATGTGATTGGGGCCATGATTACCTGGTTTGTTTTGGAGCCGGATCGGGCGCGGTAGGTCTTTCAATAACTGGCCCGGCCATATCATTTATATTGATTTCCGGATACATCTTTACAACCTTTGCCCCGGACGCGTCAGTCGAAGCGTCATGATAGGCTTGCTTCAATTCTTTTACCTGGCTAAGTATTTCCGGAATGTGATGCAATAGGCTTTCGGGGTGATCAATAGCCTCTAAAAGTATGGGAGTATCAACGACAGCAAACTGAGCAAAAAGTGCCAAGGCGCTGCCGGCGCCAGAAACCAGTAAGAATACCGAGTCTGAAACTATGCTAAGCTTGGCCAGGTCACTTATAATGGCCACAACTGCCAGGCTAATGATTTGCACAAGTCTCCAAAAAGGAGGCGTTTCTGCAAGAAAACGTTTGATGAGGTTTAATTTAGAGTCCATTTTATTAAGGGTTAAGGGGTAAATCATGTATGGTGATATAAACCGGCCTTGCTTTAAGCAGTGCGGTTAATCTTATAAAAAAGCGATCGAACGTATCGCGAGTATGGCCGATAAAGTCAACAGCCCTTGTGCTACCGGTAAGCAAGCAGCCATCCGTAGCAACAGCGTCGTTACCCCAATGCATACGGATGCCGTCAAAATCAGGTACCGCAACCAGTAAAGGCATTAGCCTTTTGAATCTATTGCTCCAGGTTATAATCACCTGGTATCTGCCTGCAGGGATACAGGTTTTGCCATTCACCTTTGCTTCGCCCTTATCTTTAAGGTCGCCATCTCTATTTAGATCCCGGCAAACATCTTCCAGGATAAAACAGAACCAGGTACCATTGATCAATAGATCGCCGATCGTGCTGTTTTTAGTGTACCATTTACGGTTTAGAGTTAATTCCCAGGTCATACAAAATAAGTTGGAGCTTCAGGATCGTTCATTAAAAAATCTTCAGCGGCTTCCGGCACTATGTATTCGCCAAAGTCAGCGGCATTGGCAGCCAGGTAATCCTCTAATTCTGTCAGTTCAGTTTCGCCGGCCGCGAATGCAGCGTTCACAACCGCGCTGATTTGCTGAGGAGATGCAGCTGCTTTGTTTTCTACGTTCTCGGAGTTACCATATGCCGGCGAGCTTCCGATCACGATCTGTTTGCCATCCATCTCCACCTGTAAGCCAGGCAGGCCCATTGCGATGGTGTAATTAGCCAGGGCGCGATTAATGTTTAATAGCAGCTCTTTTTCCTTAGCATTTAAGGTTTTGGCTAACACCTTGGCTTTTAAAGCCGCGAAAAAAGTATAGCCTAAAACGGGCCGGATATATTTACGCTCGGCCAGGCTTAATGCATCAGATAACTGATAAAATAGATAAGCCGAGTTATTTATTTTCTTGAAGTACCTGGTAAATTCTGTGGCCGAATTAATAAAGTATGCCCGGTGCTGCAGGTGCTGATCAGAGGCTTTATAAAGAGCAAAATCAACCTCGTCAATATTTGCCTCCATAAACTCGACCGCCTGTTCAAGGGCGTTATAACCTGACTCTCTTCGCCCTTTTTTAAACTCAGACATCTTTTTGTCTGACACCGGTTTATTGGTTTCGCTTACGGAAACATAAAATCCTGAATCGGAAATCCGGAAACTGCCGGAATCTGCAGCAAGTAAAAAAGCCAGGTTCGTGACAGCTTTTTGCAGGAAAAATAAAACCTGCAGCTTTTTACCAGCTGCTGTGCCGGCGTTGTATTCAGCATGGAGATCGTCATATATTTCCCTGCCGATCCATGGTACCAGGATATCCTGCTCCGCACCATCAATAAATGATTGCAATGAGGCTATTTTGTAATCTTTATCTACGCTGGACAGATGCAGCTTCAGCTCGGCGGTTAATTTGATTAGTGACATTTTAGGTAAGCGTCTCCTTTACGTTTTGATTGTGACCATTAACGGTTTCCATGATGCTATCGCGGAATCTTAAAGTGAACCCCGGATATTTTGTAAGTACGCCATCATCAAATGCGGCTTTGAAGTGCAGCGGATCTAACACAATCTGCCGGTAAGTGTCAATCATGGCCAGCATGATATTCCAGGCTAATTGCTTATCACTACCGGAGCCGGCGCCCATACCCTTGCCGGTAATCAGCGTGCCAACCAATGTCGGATCAAGGCCGAGCGCACGCATCTTATGCGCACTTGCTTCCTGTGAGTCTTCCAGGAAAGCACCGGCCTTTGTTTTATCATCAATTACATCGATTTCCCATCCTGGTAGTTTTTCTTTGGTGACTGGATCGTAGCCCACTTCATTAAGAATAGACTTGCCGGTGTTTTTTACATCGGTAAGCGAAGCGTTGATTTCTTTAAGCTTTGCCTTTTTCTTTTCGTCCTGGGCTTTTTCGGAAAGTTTATCCCAATCCTTATATACGGCAGGCCAATAATTTGTCGGGATCCTGATCAGATACTTAATTGTCATCTGATTTTTTAGCAAAGCTTTTTTAAATGCCGGTATCTGTGCGGCTATTTCCAACCATCCGGATAGGCGCAAGCCATCCCAATGCGCAGCCTGGTAATAGGTCTGCCCAATGGTGGGATAGTTGAGGGGGAATACAAATTTCTTTAGGCTCTTATCATTCTTAACCAGGTTAACAATGTCATAATCGTATGGATCTATTGCCGTTATGATGGTGGTTTGCAGCGGATCATCCAGCTTAGCACCCGGCCAGTTCTTATTTACAATAAGCTTGCTGAGCTTGCCGTCATCGCCCATCATTGCCCAACGGCAATGCATGGCTTCATTGACTCCTATGTAATTGATCTTCGTGCGGTCGCGGGATGGGATCATCTCGGGGAACACATTGAAGAAAGTGAACAGATCTATAAAAGCCTCCAGGCAATATTTTCTTGTTTGAGGCGATTTATACCAGGCAGTGATGGCCGGGTCAATTATCGCTTTATATTTAGGATTGCCATCATCATCAATATCAACTTCATTTAAGCAAACAATTCCCTTGCCGTAAGAGGCCCGAACACAAAAGTCAATCAGTGCCTTCATTTCAGCATCAGAAGCCAGTAACTTCTTTATCATGCCCGGGAAGTCATTATCGTCGCCCCAATTGGCAACCTTTATCTCGGTTGAGTTATTGGTTAAGTTGGTAATGGTACCATTGGTGGGAGCTGCGGCAGGTTGATCGCCCGGTTTGGTTGCAGCGCTGCTGCTTTGCATGGAAACGATAATCCCATGCTCAGGCATGTAGGCGATGTTATTCTCAAATAACAGTTCAGGGCCATTTTCAATGATCATATCTTCCATCAGATGATTATGGTTTCCCCGTTAAAATGAGTGATGAGAATATTATGAATAGTAGTCGGCCGGCTTTTCCCAGGGATCATTATGTTCCTGGTACCGTTTAAAAAGTGATTGGCGGGTTTGGAGCTTTTCTTTTTGCCATAAGGGGCGCCGGCAAGAGTTACATTTTCGAGGGTTTCCCTGCGGCCACCGGTACGGTTGGCAATATTGCAGGTAACACGGGTAATAGTAAATGGAATAAAATTGCCAGCACTATCGTGCATGGCCATGATGGAAAGCGCATCACGTAAAAAGATAAAGCCCGGCAGTTTTTGCATGCTGTAAAACTGCACGCGCGGGGCTATCTAATAAAGGACAGGGAATAAAAGCCCTGGCGTATTCCGCCAAGGCTTCAGGTTGCGCCGGCAACGAAACCGGTAATGTGGTTCATCACTGAATGAGTGTTTATCCTGGGCTTCTTCAGGCTGCAGCATTACTGCTGCAAGTTTGGCGGGGAATCCACGCACATCCAACAAACCTATTCGCTTTGCCAGTGCCACAAACGCTCACCATCCCCCAATTCAGATTACTATGGTGCCTTTACGTATATCTATCAGGCGAACTACAACCACATCAAAAGTAAAAAAAACACTCACCGAAACGAAAAATTAACTAAAACGTTAAAAATCTGCCATTTATCGCAAAAATATATTTTTCAAAACTTCAACTCACAGCTTTATGCACGACATGCACTATCGAAAAAGGGGGCTGCCCACAAAGGGGAAAGCCCGATATCTGACGATTCGGGCTTTGACTTTAATAATTCGATTTGACTTTACTATTCCTCGGACATGAACATGCCTGAGCGTGGTATGGCATAGCCCAGGGTATGCCGGTACTTGCCTATGTACACGGTGTCCATGGCATCGGTAAGGTGGGGCGCCTCCTCCTGCGGTACGTTAGCCCGGTGTTCAGTTCGCTTATCCTTTACGGTCACCGTCTTGTTGTCACGTTTGCGGATAACCTCTCTTGCACCTGTACATTGAATAGATACGATGAGCGATGCACAGTTCTCCCGGTTGTAGGTTACCGGTGGCTTACCCTCGCCGCCGCCATTATGTACCTCGTTCCACAACCTGTAACGCGCATCATGCTCCGGTTGAGCGCTGATGTAATGTTGGCGAACCGTCCAGCCGCGCTTGATGAAGGTATTAGTCACTATGTCCGCCTGGTGGTGAATCCTTGTACCATCAGTACCGACGAATGTATTATCATAGTAGAAGTTAACGATCTTGCACTTGTGATGCTCATAGTAGTCGCATGCGTCCTCAACTACCTGGTTGATCAATGCCGGCTTCTTAACGAAAAAGTCCTTAAGGAAATGATAGCTGTTAGGTTTCTCCTGGGCAACTACCAGGCAATTGATAGAGCTACCCGTATCCATCCCGATATCGAGAGGCTGATCACGCCTGCAGTCACGGTCTATGCGGCTATCCTTGATAACCCCCTGTGGTAGATAGAGGCCCATTGCCTCCACATAACCGTAGTTGTAGTCGCCGCTGCGGGTATGGATGGCCGGGTTAAAGTTGGGATAGAAAGCATCAGGTACCTGGTACAACTCCTGGTTAAGCACTTGCGTTTGAAAGTCAATATCCAAACTGTCACGTTTCCATTTTTTAACTGTATCAAGGCCGATAAAGTGTATATTCTCAAGGCTGGAGCCGGCGGTATAATTTACCGTTTCCTTGCGTAATTCGTTCAGTTTACGCTCACCTGACCTGATCAGTCGCTTTAATTGTTTGATGCGCACCGGATCGGCGGCTTTAAATAATTCATACTGCAGCTTGCTAACGTAAAGCTGATAGTTAATGATCACGTTGATCAATTCTTGCATTTTGATCAGCCGGTTGCCTTTTTGCAGCTCCAGCTTCATATCGTGCTTTTTTTGAAGGATCCACTTCGCGTCCGGAGTGGTCGGCATATCGGTCATGAACAAAATACCGTGATGCCCGGCATAATCGCCAAACTCCCGGACGTTACCGCGATTGGCTTTGTCGATTTCCGAATCGAACTTTACTTTATTGATCAACTTAGCCTCATCGCCATACAATCCATCCAGCGTGTTACCGTTAGCCGATCCGGGCCTGTCCTGGCTAATTAGTTTAAAGCAGGCGCCATTCCACCAATAAATTGCGTTTTTATCTGTTTCCGGAGCATAATAAGGTAGTGGAATATTTAAATGCTTCGGCGGTTTTTGCCTAACCCAATAATGACGGTTGCGGCGATAGCCAAGGCGTTCCCATGACCGATATAAAGGCGGCAGCGTGCGATCAAGCAGTTGCATGTAAGTAGATCCGACAATTCCGATCGCCGCCCTGGCCATGTTATTTGCCCAGTCAGATGTGCGTTTCCCGCCCGGACCTTCGGACTTTCCCCAGGAACGACCGCATACCAGGTACTCGGTATTGGCACCGGCGAGTATAGATCTAAGCTGGCCCTTATGGAGGTATTGATTATTCGTCGTCACCTACCACCTCCGCATCGTCAAAAGCATAAGTATCCGGCATTGCGCCTTTTGGCATGGTTAGGATCTTCATGATTCCCTCCAGGTCATCTATAACTGGTACACCGATATCAGCAGGATCTGACACCACAAAGATTGGGGCCGGCTGTATGGCTGCATAATCCGGCCTTTCGATGTCTTCTTTATCAAAGCCCTGAACCTTACAAAGGGTGTTATAAAGGATATTCCAGGCGATGTTATCGTTTTCGCGTTCATATTTGGCAAGCATCTTCTCGCCCCATTCGATGTATTTGCCTTTGGCGTATTCTTTATCTTCACGTGGCCTTGCACTTAAAAAAAACCGTTTAGCGCGCGCAATATCATTTTCAATGGTACGTGTGCTTAATGCGTTGGCATCACCAATGGCATGATGCTTAAAGTACTGTTGCATCTCCGGAATAAGGTTTTTGGGCCGTGAGGCTTCGCCACCCTCCCTGATCTTTGCATCCGCATATTCCATCCGCTCCAGTAGCCACTGATCCTGCAATACAAGGGTTTCAGTTTTATGGCCGATGTAAGCTTTATAAATTTTGTCTAATACATCATCAACAATAATGTCTTTTGCTCTGATCAGGCCGCTCATTGCTTCGCCTCCTTTTCTATAGCTGCTATCCGGGCATCAATATCTTGCAGATCCTGCCGGCGCTGAGCTATTAGGGCCAGCGTATTGGCGAGTGGCTTATCAACTCCCTTTATCCGGTTTTCGGCTTTGTTAAGTGATTTGCGAATTGCTTCGCGCTTTTTGATGAGGTTAAGATCTACCATCACCGGTGGCGCTGGAGCCGGCTGGAGTGGCGCATGCTCTTCGCCGCCCTCGGTTAGGTAGTTGTATTTTTCCCATTGCTGAGCGTTAAGCTTACCGACATTAACCAGGTGCATGGCCAGCTCCAATAATTTCTCGCCTTCAGGTAATATTGATAATTGGGGATGTAAGCTTTGAATTTCGCCGATAGTGCGTTTGCGCTCCTGGATCAGCTTTAACAATGCCGGAGTTTTGGCCGGGTCATTTTTTTCTAAGCTATCTGTTTCGACAGATTTAGTTATCGGCGCTGCCGGCTGATCTACCGGAGGCGGGGGAAGATCCGGCGCCGGAGCTGCAGCTACTGCCGTATCGCGAAGCTTTACCAGGGCCTCATCAAGCTTTTGCCTGTTAATCGCGGTTTCCCCTTTTTTGAGGACTATTTTTAAAAAGAGATCTGATCCGTACCTGGTATATATGGAAACCCCCTCAGCATAATTGCTGCCGTTGTTTAACCAGGTATTAATTGCTTCAACCATGCCCCAAAAAAGGGGGCAGCGCAATGTTTAATAAAGGACAGACGTAGCCCTAAGTTCGGATCCTGTTAAAGAGAAGTAAAGGTTTTGCAGTTGGTGAACATATTGTATATGCTTAAGGGCGGTGGTAAAGCCTTCTGATTTAGTTTGATATCTCACAAAGCCTTCAGATGAATATATAGCCAGCTCCCGATTTCCATGAATTGTCAACCTATATGAATCTTCCGCTGGAGTAAAACCTAACGGCAAAAGATTGAAGCGAAGAAGGGGAACTGGTACTATACCGTCAAATGGGATGTAACCGCTTGCGCCCATGTCCTGCCATTCATTCACACCGGTAAAAAGGTTAATTGATGTTATTGCAATAACGTCTCCAATGTTATTATATCCTCCAGATTTAGTCGCTTTCACAAGGTTGCCAAGTCGTATTTCATTTGCCTGCATAAGTCAAATATAATTATTTCCTATCTTTACATCGCGAACGTTAATCAATACACCCAAATCGGGCTTTGTTACCCTTAATAGAGACAAGCCCGGGCATGGGTGTTTTTTTACACCCTGTATTGGTTGACGTTCGCAAAACTTAACAAATATAGTCCCGGGCTTTATTCTCAAATCTCAATTGAAAACTTCTTTCCAATCGTTATAAATTCGATCGGCAATATTTGCAATCATCACCGGCGGCACACTCATGCCCAATACATATTGGATATCACTTGCTTTTTTACTTAAAAAGTCATAATCTAAAGGAAAGGTCTGAGATAAAATCATTTCTTCAATATTCATTCGACGCGGTTCAGAAAATAAGGTGAGCTTAGATCCCTCAGTACTGGATATTGTTGAAACCACTTTATGATCATAAATATAGGCTGAATTGAAATTACTATGCCGTCCTTCAATGCGTCTGAGTGTGTCAGAATAATCGCTGTCTCCTCGTTGCCGATATTTCCATATATATTCGTCATGTTCGCTCCAGCTTGCATTGTTGATATTATCATTCTTAATATTCTTAAAAGGAATTGCGGGGCAGTTGAATTTTAAGTTAAGTGCAGGAAATTCGCTAAAAAGCAGACCGGATTCTGCCGGTAGAATGGTTTTTAAGTCTTTACGAATAGCAATAAAAAAAACACGTTCACGCCTTTGTGGTACACCCATATCAACGGCTTTTAACATATATTCCTTTACTACATATCCCGCCTTGTCGAATTCAGCTATAATCTTTTTTGCGTAATGAATAGCATTGCCATATAAGATGCCATTAACGTTTTCAGCAATTACGATTTTTGGACGGAGTTTTTCGGCGAGGCTAATAAAATCAAAAAAAAGGGTATCTAATACCTGCTCGGCTTGTCCCTCTCTAAACGTTTTTAGCTTACCCCAATCTTTTTCCCTGTTACCTGACAAGCTAAAAGAGCTACATGGAGGTGATCCGTCAAGTATATCAAGATTATAAAGTTCATCAGGATATTCGTCCCATTTAACGAAGTCTTGTATTGCTTCAATAAATTGAAATTTAGGATTGTGATTTTTAATATAAATCCTTGCCATTTTAGGATCTATTTCATTAAAACCGATTACATCGAAGCCGGCCAGTTTGTAGCCCATTGTAGAGCCGCCGCCGCAGGCAAAGCAAGAAAATACTTTACCTCTATCTTTGGCGAAAAGAGTGTTTTTAAAGTTCCATCGGTAATCAAATTCAGGGGTGCTTTGTGTTGTCATTTTTAAATTATTAAGGGTTTACGTTGGCTTTGTTACCCGAAATAATTTGAGATTAAAAAACCCCCGAGCCTCGCGCCAAGGGGTTTCCAAACAAAATGAAAAAAAGAAAAACAGGGGTATTAAGATATTAAAGGCGGTATGTATGGCTGTAAGCAGTTATGCCTGAAAATGATGTTCGCCTGTCGATATTGATGCGATATATCAGATCCAATGCTCATGCCGAAGTATTTCTTTAGACTATACACCTTTGTTTTAGGTACACGGGCTACAGCGGCCGGTAAAGCCGGCACATCAGCAAATAAATTAATTGCAGCCTGGTAAGCAACTGCCACTGTCAGGGCGGCCTTAACTACGGCGTGCTTTTCGGTTTTAACGGCCGCACCTGGTGCAGCAATCGCCGGAACACAGCTCATCATGAGTATGGCCACCAGGCAGAACGCTAAAAATTTTAATGATTTTAAAGACATAATAAATTAACTAATGATTTGTTTAGTGATGGGCAATGTCAAAAAAAGAGCCTGTCTAATAAAAGACAGGCTCTTTTCGATTATTTATCGTTAACCTTTGCCGGAACGACCGGCTTTGCGGCCGTTTCTTTTTCGATAAAGACGTTACATCCATCGGCTATCAGCTCAGCCACCTTTGCAGGGGTTACGGTTCTGATATCGATGGTGCCGTGTTTGCGGGTTTCAAAAATACCCGGTGCACCAGGTGCCAGCTTATACGTTTTTGCAACTTCCTGGTTTAATTCAATTTTATCTTCAGTTGAGATATCCATTGTCTTGAAAATTAATGGTTAAAAATTAAAAACCCCGGTTTCCCGGGGGATTAGAGTTAATTAAACACCTACACGAGGTAAAACTGCGGTATAGATGTAATAAGGCCTGCGGCTCGGAGCCTCAATTTCAAAGGTGATACCTTTTTCACCTTCAGGGCCAACGCCGGACTTTACAGAACCGGCAACCAAACTGGCCGGTAAACCTTTTGTTCCGGTTTGAATGTAATGATCGCCCTCTTGAGGCTCACAAAACGTTACCAGGTCAGCATTTTTGATCAGGTCATAAAAGCCTAAACACTTAGCATCATCACCAGGATAAAAATAGGTGTTTTTAGGTTTGTGAGATTTTGCTTTACGGGCACCAACTAAAGGCGAATCAATACCGCTTTTATCATACATTACGTACAATTCAATCAGTTTTTCGCCCGGGGCCAAAACGTGAGCAGTTGCTATAGTTACCCGATCTTCATAAGCCACAGGATTGACAATAGGCTCGGATAGTGTTGTAAATGAACTGCCAAAGCCAACATATGCCCTTTTGGTAATGCCGCCCATATTATCTACTCCGTCCGGGAATAGTACATCTTCAGAAAGATCCATTATTTTAAAATTAAAGGTTAATTATTCGGTTACTATTTTGGTTACAGCGCTGGATCCGCCCTCTACCAACTTTTTCTGTACGTCGGCCTTTTGGGCTATCTGTTCAGGGGTATAGTGAACATTATCCAGGTTAACACCATGCTCAACCTCATACTCATCCTTTTTAAAGGTGAATGATGGTTTTATTTTTTTACCGGTAGATAGCTGCTCAATTTTTGTTTGCAGTCCGATAACTGTATTAGCAGCCGTTTCTAATGCATCTGCCTGTTTTGCATTTTCATCTTTCAGAGCGATAACGGTTTTACCAGCCGTTTCCAACTCGGTTGCTTGCTCGGCATTTTCAGCCTCCAGTAATTTAATGTGGGCGATGGCCAGGTCAGCAGCTGCCTTTACGTTTGGCTCATCCTTGGCGTCAGCTGATATCTTGATCAGTTGCTCCAGTACGGTTTGTTTTGACATGTCTTTAAATAAAAAGGGTGGCAGCGTAATGCCGCCACCCTGGGTTTATAATAGAATTAATTAATTAGGCTTTGTCGTTGACGAATAGAACATCCATATCGGCAAACTGGAAGCACATTATCCATTTGCAAATGGTGCTGAAACCATGCAGCGTGTCCACCATTTTGCTAAAGCCGGTGATATCGCTCAACAGGTTGGTACCCATCAGGAAGTTATCAGCAAGAGTATAAATTATCATGTTTGAACCGAACATCCAGTTACATTCGATAATTTCAACGTCGGTACCCCTTAAGAATACTTTGGTTGCATTAATCGTATCGTCCTTTATTCCAACTCCGGTACCATACAGGGTATCATAGTTCTTTTTATACGCCTGGCGCAATTTGCGTGAACAGTACATTTTACCGTTCTTTTTCTTTTGCATGGCCTCAGGGGCACCTTCGTAAACCTTTGTGAACTCGGCAACGGCATTACTAGCATCAGGAATATTTGTTGCTATAATGTTAGATGCGGCAAGGCCTCCCTGGTTAACAGGAAGTAATTTTGCTTTTTTGATTAAGGTACCCGGGCCATCGCATATAGATGCTGCAGTAACCTTTGTGAATTTGGCGGGAGTTGACTCCGGTGTTTGGCCGGCTACAGTTACGGTAACAACCTGGTAAATATGGCGCAGTTCCCCATAAGTGAAATAGTCGCCCACCTGGTAAACAACAGCGGCATCAAAGTCATCAGCATCTGACCGGTCAACGGCATTAAAAAGGGTTTCGTTTATCTCATCTGCCAGTTTAGCGAATTCCTGATCCCAAACCCATTGTGCAAAAGGTACATCTTTAGCATTCGGATCAAGCATTTCGCTCATCCAGGTATCGCGAAGTTCTTCAGGTACAACTTCGAATATCTTCATGCCTACCTTAGGCGTTATTGTACGTTTTGACCATATGCGACCAGGTTTGTCGGCTTTGTTAACTGCAGTATCCAATGGACGGATACCACCATTCACCATTAACTTGGTAAGGTTTAACGGCGCTTTCAGGTTGTAGATCACTTTGACCTGGCCAATGATCTCCAGCGCCTGGAGCAACTGATTACCGATCAAATCCTTACTGTATGAACCAGCATAGTTTTTGATCGCGTCAGTATTTTGCGTTACTGAGGGGTTTAAATTTGACATTTTAAATTAATTAGTAGGGGTATCGAATTGGGTTATTTAACAGCTGCCTTTGGCTTGAATCCGGCTTCCGCACGCATTTTCGCCATATCAGCATCGGCCTGACTAAAATGAGGGTCAACCTTAGCAGTACCCGCGATGTTGTCGGTTCCTTCCTGCTTTGTGTCCGTTGGCTCATCCGCATTTTTAGCACCATACTCAACTGCTTTTTCCTTCCAGCTATCGCGCTCTGCAGTCATAGATGTTAAAGAAGTAGCTGTTTTACCAGCTGCTGCTGAGAATGCAGTTAATGCCTCACCAAGGGTTGGTTTGTGATTGCCTTCGCCTAAGACAGCATTTAAAGACGCTAAAGCGCTTGTGTTTGCTGACACTGCAGCTGCAGCTGTGGTTAATTCGCTGTCAAGCACCAGTGATACACCGGCAATCTCTTCAGCTTCAATTTCTGAGTTCACAGCATCCACTTGGGCACCGGTTATCTCTTCGGCCTTTTTGCCTTTCAGGGCGCTTAGGCTCTTAAATTTGTTTCCGAACATGTTATTTTGATTTGGGTTAATTGAAAGTGGGGAATCGCCAAGCTCATCGGCTCGTACGAGAATTTCATCAAATGACTTTATACCATCTATCAGGCCTATTTCCAATGCTTTTTGTGCACTGTACATCTTGCCTGTTAAAGGTTCTTGACCAATCACTTCTTTATTTTCGCCTATAACATCAGAAAGCACCAGTTTACCGGCGCGGTTAGTTATTACAGCATTATGAAAAGTGGTAGCAAGAAAATTTAAATTCTCTTTAAGGAGGGTTTCGTCGCCATCAAGGGCATCACGATAAGCTTTGTTTTTATCAAATGATTGATCAGCATAAATATCACGGATATCTACACCGGCTTTTTTAAGGTATTCACGGAAGTCATAAAGTGATGTATAAACACCAATGCTGCCGAATGTGTCGGTTGTTTTGGTAGCGAAGATCTCAGAGCATGCCGAGCCAATCCACATAGCTGCTGATGCCATCATTCCATCATCAACAACGGCAATAACCGGTATGGATAAATTTTTAATAGTATCAGCCAGCATTTGAGTGCCATCTGCCTGGCCTCCCGGGCTATCAACATTTAAAACAATTGATTTGAATTTTCCGGAAGCTGCTATGCGGGTCAAAAGCGTTGCTTTGTCCACCATGCCATAGCTGCACATGTCACCATACTTTAAAACCGGTCCTAAAAGATTTACTACAGCTACAGATCCTTGAGGAATATCATCAAGCCTGGAATAGACGCCAACATTGTAATATTGGGTTGCAGAAAATGATTTAAATGCAGAAAGGGGCAACTTTGCAGTTAGCTCCTCTTCTTGTCGTTCGTTAAATCCAAAATCAACGGGCTTACCGGTATACAGATCAACAACCAAATCGATGTGGTTATGTACAAATGCCGGGTTTATTAAAAAGAAGCCTCGTTTAAGTGCCGATGCGGTTCTGAAACTCATGATCCAATATTAAGAGCGGCGCCATCCCGCATAAAGGACAGCGCCGTGTGGTTTTTTATATAAAAAGGGAGGGTTTTAGCTGCTTACCGGCGAATTGTACCTGGTAACCATTTGTATCGCTTACATCAGTACCGGTACTGGCCTGGTCAAGCATGATCACACGGCCGCTCACGCCCGACCTGCGGAGATTGCCGTTATTATCCTGGCATTCTACTATCAATGGCCGGTTGCAATATTTATCAATCTTGGCACTAATGTCCGGGCGGATCTTAGGTATAGAGCCGGTTATGGTGAGATCAGTTGTTTTGCCGCCTGCATCAACTGCCTTTTTTTCATTAAATAAAACAGACTCCGATGTGCAGTAAAGATTTATCCAGTCATAGCCGGCTAAAAATGTAGCGGTACTTAGTACGGAAAAGAATTCGATTGGCGCAAAGCGTACAAGCTCATTGCCGCCCAGGTTATCATCCTGGATATTGTTGATATCATCCATGCCGGTAAAAATGCCGGCAGATGATTGACTATTAAAGGACAGGTGATTTTAGGGCTAATAAGGATCAATTAGCCGTATGTGAGAGGACAGTTTAGGGAAAAATAATTTTAACTAACTCATTATGAGGCAGAATAGTGTGCAGGGGTATGTCGTTGAAGCTGTTTTACTATCGAATCAGTGCTTATTTCTTCTTCTGTGATGTCATACTTTGCTAAAATGTCGCTTATTATGCTCTTTTGCCAAAAGAATTTTTGCGCCTCAGATGATGCCACACGCAATACTCTAACCTTACAATTAGCCTGGTACTGGTTAACCGTAACCTTATCTATCATCTTGAGCCCGATGCGTGTGGCTATGCCGGTATGAAACATCAAAATCTCGTCAACAATACATTGTTTAATATATTCATTAAACAGATCGATACTTTGCTGAGAAAGATAAGCGCCTTTTGAATAGGCGATTTTTGAAGGTACCCGGATATACAGTTCTTCTTCGCCCGGCTGGAACTTTTCATAACGATCAGGAGTGCGTTCCAGCAGGGCATATAAAAATTTGGCCTCTTTGTCCCGGAGATTAAGCCTCCAGGTCATTCCATGCCTTGAAGGTTTACAAAACAGTTTCATACAATACTTGTATGCATACCGCTTTACTCCAGGCAACAGGGCTATATCCATAAGCTTATAATAATTAGAGACTTAAATATAACATTCAATCACAGAATAAAAAATACCTGCCTTAACTTAAATAATACCTCAAAATAACCCTCAAAACAGCGGTTTTAACGGTGTAATAAGTCAATAATATTTTCTTGTAACAGCTGCGACCTGGCTACCGCCACTTTTTTTTATAACTTCTTAACCGTTAATATTTTTTCGTAATAGTGCTGATTATTAAGCTATTGTAAAGTTACAGCTTTGGTTTTTATTTCTTAACCGGGATAATGGCATTTATTAACCGACTATATAGTTAATAATTTTTTTTAACTCTCTTTAAAAGTTAAGAATAATTTATTAACTCTTTAACTTATAAATTTTTGGCAATCAAGAGTTTAAAGTATTATTCGCTCTTTGGTTAAGAAGTTAAGATTTACTATCCACTAAGTTACCAAGGGGTTGCAAGGGGAAAGGCCGGCAAAGCCGGGCCGGGACTATATATGGTGTTCACCGGCGCTGCCGGCTCACGTGTTTTTATCAGTACGACGCTATTATTAATTCGACCAGGAAGGGGCGATTTGAGGTCCTGAGATTTGCATAAAAGCAAGCTTGCTGTACCTTTGCCCGGAATATTGAAATCTCAGCGAGTATATGAAGTTAGTTAGCAAGCGGCCGGAAACAAAAGAAGAGCAAATGAGACGTTTTAAGGCCGATAAAGTATTGGCGCGTATGAATAGAGAGATAGCACAAAATAATCAGCAGGAGGCCGGGTTGTGCCTTAATAGGCAAGATTTAAAGGCAGAAAGGGATGCTTACATTAAAGAGGGTTATCCGGACTGTAGATCCTTATGATTGTTCTCTTTGGCTAGCTCTTCATCAACAAGGCTGCCTAAAAATTGGACGTCGTCGATTGATAACTCGCTTTTGGGGTTTAATAAACCTACCCACTCATTGCCTTTAAAAAGGATGTCGCCGTTGTAATAATTATCCATCAGCACCTGGTAGCCACCTGATCCGGACCCTACGTCAACAATCTTAACGGTTTTGCGGCCATTATCCCACGGAATTGTAAATTCAATTGTATTCATGTCAGCGACTTTGATATTTAAATAGCATCAAAATATATGCCGACATAAAAAAAGCCCTCAGCGGGCTTTCTTTATTAATTCATTTTTTGATTTGTTACATCCGGATCACTGGCCTCATCGCCCCATGCCGTAATGATCAGATAACCGCCTTTTACGCCTACGGTAACAATTGGATCCAGTACCGGATCAGGCGCCAGGAATAAAGCCGGATCGGCCGTTATCTTAATCGTACCTGGAAACTCTTTATTGATTTGAGTAATATCAAGCATTTCATTTGGATTTTCTCTTTCCTCCCTTAACGCTTTTATCTTTTGAGCATTCGTTTTAAAATCAGACATAGAATAAGAGAGCGTATCTTGGCCATCATCATAACGCCGGCGGCTGCTTTCCCATCTATCCTCCGCTTCCCTGCTTATGTCTACAACCGGGCCCGCTGTGCGCGTACTTAAAAACTCGGCAAATGAAGGAATACCTCCACGGCTTAATGAGCTCAATCGTTCTAAAGAATCCAACATGTCGGATATCGAGGAGTCTTTAACGATATCTTTTCGCATAACTTTAAACTGAAGCATTTCATTTAAATTTTTATTCGGAATTGCTCCCTTAAATTTTTGCACAGCACCCTCTCGCAATCCAAATTTACCACGGATTTTTTCCATTTGATGAGCGGTAATAAATTTATACATCGGGTATTTGTGTTGATAGTATACAGCCACACTATGATTTCTTCTATAATCTTCACTGTCTATTACATTTTCGGCCGATGTAAAGCCCAGGGCCTGCAAAGCTTTTATCTTCGTCTGATCATAAGGCTCATCCATTAATAAACGACTTACTTCTAAATCCACCGCTCCGTGGATCTCTTTTACTGTTGCTGTTTGTTCCATTTTTCTGTTAGTTAAATTATTGTTTATTATTTATTAAAATGTTTTTTAAAAACTGACGTTATGTACGTTATAAAATAGTATACCCCAAAGCCTTGAATAGCGCCATATAGAACGGCAATAATTAGTTTAATGATGATCATTTCTTTATTAATTAAATTACTATCTCGAGTTCCACACAGTCCGCCATTACGCTTTCTGTTTTAAGTAACTCCTTATCAAAGTAGTTGATCATTTGAGCCAGCGTTATTCTTACTGGCCACTCTTTCTTTTCCTCCAGCAGATCTACCGCCTCCAGCTGTTTGTTAGCATCATAGTATCTTGACACGATAACAAAGTGGCGTTCGTTGGCCGGGTCATACCACCAGGAGTACTTCCGGAAGATCGCTTGCCAGTTTACCGGCTGTTTGGTTTTATCCCAGGCCATAGCTTTAATTTTGAGCGTGATTGATGGCGTTATTCATTGCGATAAATAGCCTTTTTGAAAAATCTTCAAATTCCTGAAGCTTTCCCTCGGATAAGTTATTGAACACATAGCGAGTCATTTTAACTCCTCCAGCCTCAAACCGCGTTCTTTCACAAGTAAGCAGCTCAAGGTCTATTGATGTATTTTCCTTTAGACTATTGATCAGTTGAGCTTCAAACCTTTCGGAGACTTCGAGAATAGGCGCTTTTGACCTTGTGGCATTTAAAGTGATCGTTAACTTATTTTTCATAATTAATTGTCGTTAATGGTGAAAGCCTCCAGCTCATCTTCTTCGTTCCAAACCTTGTATTCTTTTTTGATCGCCTCCAGCATCGCCTCAATACGAGGCGCTGATATTTTGCCCTGGCTAAGAAGGCGCAGCAGTTTTTCTTTGGTGTATTGCTTTTCGCCCATATGGCCCAAAAAGAAAGGAAGGACAAGCGGTTCATTTTCGTAGATATCGACCAGGTTCTGATTAAGCAGATCGCGCAGATCATTGATCAGGTCCCGATCCCACTTCTTTTTCAACTCGTTAATGTCATTTCTGGTCAATCCCATTAAATTAGCCTTGCCTTCAGCATACATTCCATCGGCAATAGTTTCAATCGCCTCTTTTATATGCCGAGGTACGTAAACATTCCTTACTTCAATCCCCAACGATTTTACACGGTCGCTAAACTTACTGACCCGGCCACTTTCTATGCGCTGCTCAATTATTTTATCAACGGTGATGCCAATTTGCTCTTTTACTACTGCCGGCAACTGTGGCGCGTATGTTTCCAAAACGTCAGCTGCAGTGCTGTCAAAGCTCATGTAAAAGGTTTTCTTACTTACCTCGATCTCGTCCAATAGGTTTAACTGGTTAGGGGCAGCACAGCCATATTTTAACCGGTAAGCAAGGAGTTTCTCGAGGGTAATGTAAATTTGCTTTTTTGCATTATCCGGGATCTGTGGCGCATGAACCTCCAGCACTTCAAACACGTCGGTATTTAACCCAATATACATCGTCCCCGAACTGACAATTGTTTCTTCGATAGTTTCGATATTCATACTGCAGCTGCCTCCTGATCTGCGGGTAACGGCTTAACAAAAAAGCGGATGTCAATTTTTCCAAGGTCTCGCTCAGCAGCCTTATTTGTTTTAACTAAAGCTACGTAGCCATAATAATTAAACAGGAATTCATCCTCCGGATATATCGCTAATATGTAATCCCTGACATAGTCGACACGGTAGTGATTCGACCGGATCTGCTGTCCAATTTCGCCCTTATGGGTATTGCCGGAAACAAATAGGTATCGAGTTATAAACTCGTTTAATAACTCATGTACAGCAGGGTTTACAGTCCTCGTTGTTTCGAGATATTCATCAATTTCTTTTGCTGGATCTAGCAGATGCAGCAATGGATGTTCTGCCTTTATTTTATCAAACAAAGCTTTCATACTGCAGCTGCCTCCTGATCAACAACCACCGGCTTACCAGTAGTAGATAAAACCTTGAATGTAATTGCCCACACCCATGGATCTGAATTAACAGACTCATTGCCGTTTAACTTTTCCCACAGATCGATATAAGAGCATTTTGCACTTAACCAGGCAGCCGAATTAAATCCAATCGGCTCTACCGGCTTAAGATAGTTTTGATAGCTCGTAGGATGCGTAATCAATCCGGATGGCCAACGCTCAACACCTTCCGCTTCGGCATCAGCTTCAGTTATACTCAGCAAGCGTTCGACCTTTACTTCAACAATTTCCAGCCAGGCCCGGGATAGCTCTTTTGGAAGAAACCTAGCGCGCTGGAACCGGCCAAGCGTTTTGCGTTTTTTTAGGTTTTTTATGGTTTTAATGGATAACGATTTAAAATAATGTTCAATAATAACGCCGTCCGCATACTCGCAAATTACTAGCTTGCCGACTATCGACACTTTATGTTCTTCGCGCACCCATAACAGATCGCCCACTCTGTAGGGGGATTTAACTAATCGCCTATCCGACGAATATTTGTTATCAAACAAATAAAGATCACTTGATGAATCTGAATATATCCAATCGTCGGGAATTGTATTTACGTTGTCAATGCCTGGCCGAATGTGGCCGTCGAGCCCATTTGTTCGCCGGGTTTGCGTTTTGATGCCGGCGATAAGCGCCGACACCATTAGCTTGTTGAATGCAATCGGTAATTCTTTCATGCTGCTTTTTAATTATGTCCGAAGTAGATGACTATCGCTACGGCAATGACAAATAATGCAGGCGCTAAAATTCCCGTTTCCTTCGCTGTCAATTCGCTATTGATCGCCCGGAGTAAGATATTTTTTGATTGCTTTTTCATACTCCAGCCTCCCCGTATTCAAACCGCATTCTGCCTATATAATAATCCTCATAAGCCTTGATATAATGATCTCTAACAGCCATTACATTTTCCAGGTAAACGGTGTTTAGCTTATTGGTAAGCTCGGCAATTTCGTTTGCTTCAGAGTCAAATGTTTTTTTGAACAAAATGCCCTTTTCACCAACCTCGAACCAAAATACCTTGCCGTTATAGGTGATTTTAATTTCAACTACATCTACATGCTGTAGATTGTCTTGCTCAACAATTGCCGGTGTAGCTGTATACGCTTCATCTACTCTAATTTGATCATCCCAAAGGGCGACATCTGTATGCCCAATTGGGTGGTGATATATTATTTTCATCCTATCACCTCCCTAACCGGTTGTAAAACCTGTTTAACTGAGCCATCAACTAAAGCCTCCAGATTAATAGCCAGCGCTTTCATTTTCTCGGCTTTGTCCAAGTCTTCCGGCACTTTTGTTTTACGAGCCTTGCCTATCAGCTTGAAGTACATGTTTTGAGCATTACGCATATTCTCCACCTGTATAGCCAGGTTAAAAGTAGAATACGCCGGCTCATCTATATCGATACTGCTATCCTTACCAATATTAAATAAGTGATTATATGTGCTAAGGGAGTTATTGGCATCTATCTTATTAAATACCTCAGTACTGCTTTGGCCTACAGGAAACTGGAGCTTCTGTTGTACCTGCAGGCCATTGATGTCTGTCCGGAATATAATTTCCTCGCAGCCGGTGTCAGCGTCGGTGTTCGTCATTACCAGCAGCTGGCCGGTAGGGAATTCAAATAGTTTTGCAAATAAGGTGATCATACTGTTTGGTTGTTTATTGGTGTTAAAATTTCATTGGCCAGCTTCTCCATATCTGCCAGCTGGTAGTTAATTTTTGTGAGCAGGTTTTTTACCGGATCAACGTTCTTTGGGTGGGGCGGCTTGCTTCTCAACTTAACCAGTTTAGCCTGGTTTTTTCTGTACGATATAATAGCTCGTGCTAACTTTGTAGCTTGCTTTTTATAATCCATATTATTATCCTTCATTGGTAGCCCCCTTTCCTTTATCTACTGATGGGTGATATTCGACACCACAAAATGGGCAGAAACCATAGATAACATCTTTACGAACCGGGTGCTTGCGCCCTTCAACCTCCAGTTCGACCTGTATAATGGGTTTCGAATTTACTGCGCCGGACATCTCGAAGATCAGCGCTTTATCAAACTTCGCCGAGATCACATTTAAGCCCTTAAATGGTTGTTTTTCGACAATCATTTTGGTTAGATTTTCCATACAATTACACATTGGGCACCTCGCTTTCTGCCGGTGTGGCTTTCCTAATTAGGCGATCAATCTCCGCTGCGATCAATGCGCCGGCAATTGTAAGCTGCCTGACCCGGTCAAGTTTGCCTCGTTTATCCGGATAGGCGCCTGCCTTCCATGGCCAGGGCAATTCGCTTGCCTCCATTGAGTAGTAGGTGTCATCAAGCACGTACAGGCCTGCAGCAATAGCCAGTTTGCCGTCGGTTTCTCTGTCATCGTGTACAGCATCGAAACCTCTTTGCATTTGCTGCAGTCGCTCTTTGGTAATCAGTTCGTGTCCCTGATCGGTGCCTAAAAAGTGTATTTCAGGTAAGCTTTCTAAGTGTTGTCTGTTTGTTTTCATTTTATTTTAAAGTTTGTTTGTTGCTTAATTGTGCTGAAACTTATTTTTGCCAGTAGAATGACATGTGGGCTCGGATATTGATGAAAGTCCCAATCAAAAAATATTAAGCTATTCGTCAGCTGTGCTTTAAATATGAATAGTATATCATCTAATTTTCCCATGTTTAGAACTTCAACGCCCGGAATGCTAAAGGGCTGAATGTGGGGGTTAGCTTCAAAGTCGAACCCAATTATAGCGGCTTGCTGTTCATCATTAATTTGTAGATGAACACAGGGAACTTGCTCAATTGATCCATCGGGATGTGCAAAGGCTAATTGTGATTTCATATTGTTTAGTTTGTTTGTTGCTTAATTAAAATGGTAATACATCGTCATCGTCCGGATCATCGCCGGTCGCGTTAAATTCGATGTTGGTTTGATGTTTGGCCGAGTCAACTTGCTCATACACAACCTGCGGCTGTTCATCCGCATCTGCTTCCTCTTCTTGCAGGTTGTTTTGTGCCTGGATGTAAAGCATTTCTTTAGTAACCTTTTGAGAATTGGGGATCACTTCCCACTCACCGGATGCTTCTACATACACCTTCTTTTCGACCTTTTTAATGATCTTGCCGTTTTTGTCCTGGTATTCTTTCGGGTTAAGCACATAGCCGTAAAACCTGCAGTATGCCTTCAGCTTTTCCATGAACTTTTGCGGGGTGATCTCTTTACCGTTAAATCGCTTATAGTCGCGCTGCGCCTCGTCACGTACAATGAAGTTATCCGTGCGGCCGGCTTCTTCGCTGAAGAACACCAGCGCCCAATCGTGCAGGTTACCCATCTCGGCCAACAGGTTTCTTTTGTTGACGTTGCTCATGGCCGGCATGATCATTTCGGTCTGACCGAGATAGAATTTTAAGGCGTGTATCGCTACCTGGTAAAAGCTATTCCATTGCTCCGGTGTGAAGTCCGTAAATAGGGTCAACCCGATATCGGTAGTAGGATCGCGCTTTTCTAAATAATCGGTACTCTCATCCTTGTTATGGAAGAAATCGCTAAAGGCGGTCGGCAACATACGGCGAAACGTACTCGGCCCAAGATCCCGGGGCGTGTAATTGGAGGTAAAGGCCATCTTTGCCGATTTTTCAAACGGTACGGTAAAAGGTGTTTTACCTTTTGGGTTTACGTTCAAATCTCCGGATACATCCTTGTAAAATGGATCAAGCTTCAAATATTCATGGGCATCATCAATAAGCAGGTACCTGGTATGCTCAGTAACGCCATCGTACTTAAACTGATCATCGTTTAGCTTAGAATTACGACCGTTAAGCGTCATGCTTTTCTTAAGGACCGCACGTATGGCCATGTCGAACATAATTGACTTACCGGAGCCGCCATGGCTTTTACCGTCATCGTTAATTTTATTGTCTTGCGCCCAAACAAACCAGCCTTTATTACGGGCTTTAAACCGGTGCAACAGGAAACCCATTACAAATATTTTATTTACCAGGTGCAGCTTTTGCTCCTCGGCCTCTTCAGCCGTTAGGTTACTGCCGGCTATGTTAAATTTATTCTCCTGGCAATATTTTTCATACTCTTCCGGTGTGCGGCCGTCCGGGCGGCGCTCCAGCTCTTCGCGCCAGTGTACGCGGCTGGTTTGCACCAGGTACTTCAGGAACGGGCAATCCTGATCATTGATGACAATGTCGAATGTACCAAGCTCATCTTTGGTGATGGTGAAAGGTGCTTGCTTTGGCTTCTCTATCCGGTGCTGCAGTACGTCATCTTCCCAAACGTAGCGATCTATAACACCTGGCTTATGGTAAATGATATCATCGGCCGTTATCTCAAGGGTATAATTGGTAAAGAAGATAAACTGACTTTCTTTGGTAGCATCTGTAAAGTCGATGTTGCGGAACTTTAACCTGGTGAGCGAGGTGCTATTTAACCGGCTGGTATAGATCATTGCATTACGCAGATCCTTATCAAATTGGCGTTCCTCTAAAAAGTCGTGTATAAAGTCCTGTATCTGATCCGCATCCGTTTCATAAATTATGTTACCAACCTGGCGGATGTAAACCCATTCTGTTTTCTTATCGCCAAAAGCCAGTCGGCCGAACCCGTTTTTAGATAAAAAGTTAAAGGCCTGCACACCGTCAAATTCATATTTGTAACCGGTGAACTTGCGATCGTCGCCCTTGCCTGAGTATTCGGCACGTTTTTCCCAAAAACGATAAGGAAGCGCCCGGTCAACTAATAAACGAAACTCCTTGCGCTTGTAGCGATCCATATAATCACGCAGATCCTTACACGGGTTGCCGCGACTATCCTTAAATTTCTTTAGCTCTTCCGGCAGTTCAATGCTGTACATGTCCAGGTATTCCATGTTAAGCGCATGAGCTGCTTTCTTACCTGTAGCGTCAATATCAGGCAGCTGATAAAACTTTTCTACCCGGATAGAGATATGTTCATACTGCCACTGCTTAAGCTTTGCCGTTTCGCTGTTCATCCATAGCACCCGGTAACCCATCAAAGCGACATTTAAGCCATCCGAACCGCCCGATACCAGGATAGCTTCGGGCAACTTGGCCTCTTTTGATTTTTTCTTTTCGGCTTTGCTCTTGCCTCCGGACCGGTCATCTTCCTCAGCCTCATCGTTCTGATCTTCCTCAATCAGCTTTTTACGCTCCTCATAGGCTTTATTAAGCTGAGACAGACCATGTATAAAGTCTTTAGGTTTTTCGCCGATGTACAGGAACCGCCGGCCTTTATCCGTATGCTTAGGCTGATAGATCTTTTGGTGTGTACCTTCATCAATCACGAACATTGGATAGGTATCGGTAGCCGTAAAAGTCATTTTTTTACGGTTCTTGATAAACGAGTAACTATCCAATGCATGCCAGTGATATTCCAGGAACGTTTCTTTTATTTTCTCATAGGCTGCCTTGCCTTTAACCTCATCGGCACTCTGCCAAAACATGGCCTGCAGTATTTTTTTACTTACAACGGTCTCAATCTCTAACGAGGTAAAATTGTCATCCTCCCGGATCTCAAAGCTCCAGGTACCTTCTTTGTCTTCGGCCGCCGCCGGCTCGTCCGAATAATCAGCCCGGATAAGTTCTGCAGCTTTCTCAGCCGATACCACATTGTATTGAACGGCCAGGGCGCGTAATGCATCAACATACTCCAGGCCTTTTTCCTTCATAAAGCACTGGATGCCATTGCGGGGCTGCTGATCATCGCCAAAGTCTGTTACCAGCCAGTTACCATCGTCGGTTTTTTTAAGGCTTGCCGATGCCGTTTTTTCTTCATGGATCTTAAATTTCCGTGATTTTTGGGTTTCGCTGCCGGCGGCCTGTGGATACAGATAGAAGATGATATCCAAGCCGCCATTGGTGGCGTTTAAAATGTCCTTCGCATCAACATAAAAATTGCTTTGCACGTGGGTTTATAGTTTAGTTGGTTAGTTAGGGGTTGGTTAAAAGGGCAACTGTTTTGAGATAATCAACCAAAGGTTATTGATGTACGCCTTTGTGTCTTTTTTCTTGAGTGGCCGATAATAGGTGTTGTAAGAAAAATAACCGCGATAGCTGAAATATTTCGCTTTGAAGTGCCTGCTATATAATCTTTTCATGGCTTAATAATTAAGATTTTTATTAAAAGCTGGATCTATCTCTTCCGGGTGATGCATTATCATCTCGATACTGTGATCAAGGTTTTCTTTGCAAGTAATAATATTGTACCTCCGGAGGTAAGAAAGACCCTTTGGAATATCCGCATAGGTCAAATTGGAGCCGATGAGTATCACCTGCTCGGGTGACCATACAAAGGGCGCTTTCATTTTCGGTTCTACATCAAATCTATCTTCAAAGAAAAAAAGCAGAACCACATCAAGGCTTTTTTTAGATATCTCATCGATTAAAACTATGGTGTCTTCTGGCCGGGCGTTTCCAAGTATCCTACGGAGCCGCCTCGCTATATCAGCTTTTCTCAGATTGTTAAGCGGGCGCATATTTACTTCACAGATGCTTTTGCCCATGGTCATTAATCCAGCAGCCCGGCTTTTACCGGTCGTGTATTCTCCTATTAGTATTGTTCTTTGCATTTGGGTTACTTTTTAAAATTTCTGTTACGGCGCTCAATTTTGCGCTTGTGGTTTAATCGGTTGTATTCGTCTCTAACTCCATAGGCCATCAGGCCGACAAAAGCTATTATCATTATGGCAATCATATCAGCCTATGTTTGAATTTGTACCTGGTAATAGCCTCTGCTACATCTGCGTTATTGTCGACATAGATAACCCGGTTATGGCCTGTAATTGAATAAGCGGTTTTTCCCGACAATGACGGTACTGCGGCGCGCGTATAGCCAGGAAGACTGTTTTCTGAGGCGATAGCTTGAGGTTTGATCGCATTGTTATTGAACATGCGCTGCACTTCCTCCAGTCGTGATGCTTTAGCCTGAGCCTCCGCTTGCTGAGTTAGCCGGCGTTCTGTTTTAGCCAGGGCTTTCCGGGATCTTTCTAATTCGCGCAGCAACCGGTCTTCCTCTTTACGCTCTTTACGCTTTTCAGCCTTAGCATCCCGAAGAGCTATGCCTGCAGCATTTAGTTTTTTTCGGCCTGCAGGGCGAAGCACCCGGGGCGCGATATGCAGCTCGTCCGTTGCCGGCAGCTTTTCTTTTTTGACAATACGTTTTGCGTTATAATCAGTCCAGGAGAACTCCTGAACGTGGCCTGATGCGTAGATACGTTCTCCAGGGCCTAAATCCATAAAATCACTCATAATATGATTGGTTAATTAATTAGCGTTTAAATACCCCCGGCCAATTACACCGAGGGTTTTAGCCTGCCTGGCTCACTCATCATTTGCACAATCACTACACTTAAAAAATATCGGCGTGGCCAACCGAACCTAAACCTTTCCTTATCACATGGATATAAAGAACACAGCCACTATATTTTTAATAATATCTGAACACCTTGTCCAGTTCAAAGTCAATTTCCAATTCTATGAGCATAAGGCGCTCCTTTAGATCATCATCACTCATGCCACCATATTTCAATAAAAGGGTGTCCCAGTAAGTCAAATCAGCTTCTTTTACAATGAATGTTTCCTGCTTTTCCCTTGATACTCTATTCGGATTCCGATAATTTAAAACCCGTTGAATACCGCGTCGTTTAATGAGCACCCGCGATAAGTCTTCCCATACATTATCCATTATCCAGCCCTTTCATTTCTCTGCAGAACCTGATAATTGGTATAATCAGCAACTCATAAGTTTTAAAGTGGCGTGATTTTTCGCCAGGCGCGACCTGCCCGATTATCGTTTCAGAGTCGACAATTAATTGACACACCTGATGTAAAGAAGTATTCTTGTATTTGTTGACACGGCTGCGTAGAATCTCTGCAGTATTGGCCCGGCCATTATCGTTAACGTGGGCAAACACATTCATGCGCTGGCCAAGCCAATGCGTTAACGTGTCTTTGATGTAAGTGCGATTATAGAAATACACCCAACGTTCCGCTTCGCTTTTGTCAGCCACCGTTATTGGCTTGCGCTTGCTGCCATCGGGATAATTCAAAACCAATTGCATATGCGCCTGGTTATCAATAAAGGCTTCTCCGTAGATCATATAAGGTTGTGATTAGTGTTGATTGAGATCGCCACAGTATCACATATTCGGGCCAACTTTATAATTGACTTTTTAAATCCCGAAATAATTAACCTCTTTTGGATACGTTTAAGCGGGGTGGATATGTGATAAAGGGTAATAGTTTTCATGTATTCATAATATTTAAAGAGCAGCTGGATCCGCCAAGATTGAGGCTGCTCTTTTGTTTTACATCAGATTTTTTAATCAAGCTATACCGTATTTAATTGATTGAGTGGCGATATGCACTTTTGTTATTGCACCAAGTTTGGGCTGAATATTACGCTTGTGAGATCGTAATGTGTCGGGAGCAATATTTAAAATACTGCAGATCTCTTTATCCTGAAGGCCTTCCCGGATGAATGATGCTATCCGTAATTCTGTGGGCGTTATTTTATGCCCATTAATTATAATATACTTGCAAAGCCTGCCTTCTACAGCACACTCACCATGTCGTTTACCGCACCTTACATATTCCCGTTGCACTACAGTATAGCCGGGGGCGATATCAGCAGTAAAATCATACGATGCGCAATTGCACTCTAAGAATTTAACGTGCCGTTCAAAGGTTCCCTCAATGCTTAATTCGTCCAGCGCCTGGTGTGCGATGGCGTCAATAGAGTTACCTACAATAGTATGTATAGTAGATGGTAGGGACGGGTATGGTGTCTGAACACCTTCATGCATTGTTTTAAATTCCTCGTCTTGAACAAAGAATTCAGTTTCGCCGGGTCGGAAGCCTGCTGGTATCATATTGATAAGGTTGCTTTAGCTGAACTTATTTTAACCTGATGCTCATTCGCAAGTTCAATAGCGGCTAAAAGCAGGTCGTCATTTTTAGAAAAGCCGGACAAGATGTTTCTAACCGAACCAGGTTTGAGGCTAAACTTATCTGCCAATGTTTGTGATGCTCCTTTTGGTAAGCTGGTTCTTAATTTCTTTAGTTCTTCGGTTGTAAAGGTCAT